AGTAGCTACAGTAGAATCAATAGCAAAAGTGACTCCATTACCTGATGCTGTGGAATCTATACCTGTTCCACCTAATAAAGAAAGTGTTTCACTATCTAGGTCAATGGCTATATCAGTAGAACCATCTGATACATCTAAATCTTGTGCTGTTATGTTTGCATCAACATAAGCCTTGATTGATTGCTGTGATGCAACCTTAGTAGCTGAATTACTAGAAAAATCATCTTCATCTAAAAATGCACTACCTGAAACAGATGTATTTAACACACCATTGTTTATTACTGGTGCTGTTAAGGTTTTATTAGTTAATGTTGCTGTTGTGCCTGAAAAATATGTGTCTAGCCTTGTTACAGCTAATTGTTTCATAGTTCCATTGTCATTTACTATGAATTGGTCTGCATCTACTAAAACGACTGGACTTGCACTGGTATCACCATCTAAAACATTGATCTCTGTACCTGTTGTAGTAATAGCAATAGAGCCATTAAGTTTTGGTGATGTTAAGGTCTTATTTGTTAAAGTATCGGTTGTTGCACGACCAACTAAAGTGTCTGAACTTGTTGGTAGTGTTAATGTACCTGTATTAGATATCTGTGCAATTACTGGTGTAGTAAGTGTCTTATTTGTTAGTGTCTGTGTTCCTGTAAGCGTTGTGACAGTGTTATCTATTGCAAGTGTTATGTTATTACCACTTAGGCTAGAAGTTAAACCTGTGCCGCCTAAGATTCCTAATACTTCAGAGTCTAAATCTATAGAACCATTGCTAGAACCATCAGTAATGTCTAAATCTTCAGCAGTGATTGCAGATTCTACAAATGCTTTGATAGATTGTTGTGAAGCTACAGCAGTTGCACTGTTTGATGAGAAATCATCTTCATCAAGAAATGCTGAACCTGATAATGAACCATTTAATACTGGTGAAGTTAAAGTCGGTGATGTGAGTGTTTTGCTAGTTAATGTTTGTGTACCTGTAAGGGTAACTACTGTTGCATCTATAGCAAAGCTAACATTATTGCCACTAGCAGTAGAACTTATACCAACACCACCTAATAAACCTAAAGTTTCGCTATCTAAATCAATAGCTATGGTTGTTGTGCCATCTGTTATATCTAAATCTTGTAAAGTGACCTGTGCATCTACATAGGTTTTAATACTTTGTTGGGTAGCTAGTGCAGTAGCACTATTTGAAGCCATGTTATCTTCATCTAGTATTGTGTTTACAGTTGTGCCACCACCATTTAACTGTAAGTTATATATTTTTTGTGTAAGTGCTTGGGCTTCTGTTGTATCTGAAGCTGTCCATGTTGTATTGGCATTGTCATAAATAAGAACAGCACCATTATTAGTTGCACCTGCTGTATTTTGGTCAATAGCTCTACCCATGATAGAACTAGGACCAGCAAGACCTTGTGTGCCTACAGTGGTAACAGTTATTCCACTTGTACTAGTAATTTCAATCTGATTAACTGTACTAACGCTTGTTACAGTTATGGAATCTACTGAACTCATGTTGTTATATTCCTTCTTATACTATAAGTACCTTCTATTAATCTTGTTACAACAGCAGCACCACTTGTGATCTCTATATCAAAAACACCATCATCAGGCTCTAAACCTGCTGTATCTGTTGCTGAGATTGATAATGTGACTGTACCTGCTGCACCATCAATGCTCATACGACCATTTGATGTGGTAAGTGAAAGTATTGTGTCTGTAGCTGTTGGGCTTTCTTTTAATGACATTGCACCAGTAAAACCAATAAGACTTACTGCTGCTCCTGCTGAATCTTTAAGCGTGAGAGTCTGACCAAATGTTGCTCCCTGCTCTATAATAAAATGATGATATCCTGCACTCATAAAAACTTCCTATAAATTGCATGGTATCTACCATATAGCTTCTGCTTCGTTAATCATAACAAAGAATTTATTAAGATGCTTTCTTTGTTGTTTTCTTTTTAGTAGTTTTCTTTTTTGCAGTAGTTACCTTTGGAGCTTCTCCATCTTCCCATGCTTCGTTTACATCAGGAGTTGATGGGTCATCTGCTTGTAATTGACCTTTTTCGTTTCTTGCTCTTTTAACTTCTTTAACTTCTGCTTCAACATCTAGTGTTTCTTCAACAGAATCTACTTTAACTTCCATAGCCCAACCATTATTAATAAATGTGTCCATGACTGAATCTTGCCATGCACCTTGAGAATCAATGATCTCATTAGCTTTATAAAGTCTTACTTCAGTTCCTTTCTCATTACTTGATGCTGGTTTTGGAACTATTATTTTAAATTTTCTTGTCATTTTTATTTACCTAAAAAGGGGGGAAATGAATCCCCCCAAAGTTTGCTCAATTAAGCGTTATGGATAGTGTTTGACTTAGGAGCAACACGAGGTCTGCTCTTTACAATCACGCCACTAATAGGTGTTCCATTTGTATGAGTTCCAGTTTTAGCCAGTACCAATCTCAAATATCTTTTACCACCAACATAACCAATCTGCCAATCTCCACCTGCGGTATCAGGGTCTCCACCTGTAGTACCATCAAGTTTCAACCAAATTCCACCAGCAGCAATTGTTCCATTGATAACATCAGCTTGTACACAATCAGTGTATGTTGAGTCATCATCAGAATGCTCTAATGAAACTTCAAAGTAGACTGAACCTGAAAGAGTATCTCCTTCTGCTCCAACATCTACAATTGCAGTTGCTTCTTCAAAGCCTTTCAAATCTACTCCAGTGCCATTGGCAGCAGCAGTTTTTACAGCATTGATAATTGAATTACTTACGACAATATTATGTGTTAAATCTTGCATAATTTACCCCTTAAGTAGAACATTTAAGTTTAGAGATAGCTTCTGCTTGTACTATTTGACCACCCACTCTCTTTCTAGCAATGTATCTTACATTACCAGTAGTAGCTTGTGTGAATGGGTCTCTTAGAACAGCTAAGTTAACTCTGTCAACAATCATATAAGCCCTTCTGAAGTCACCAAATGCAACTGGGAAAGTGTTAGCACCTTCACTTGGCATATCTGTAGCTTCAACATAAGGCTGCCCAAGAATAGTGTTAGTAACACCACCCTGTAAAGACATTCCTGCTTGGAACACATACTGACCAGCAGTATCTTTAAGTTTTCTTATTTTAGCTAATGTAGTTCTGTTAAATACAAAAGTTCCATTTCTAGAATAATCAGACTTGATGTTGTGTACCAATGAGATAAGTCCATCAGCAGTAATTTCATCAGCATCACCTGAATTTACAGAACTAACACCTGAGTGGTCCATAAATCCATGTGGTTTGCCTACTGAATCACCAGTAACAAAAGCAGTACCTTCAGCTTTTGCAAATTGCTCTGCAAATTCTGATTGCATTTCTGCTTCTAAGTCAAATACTGTGTCTTCTAAGTCTTGCTCAGAGATATCCACTAATGCATACATTTCGTGTGCAGGGATTTCTTCAAGTCCTACTTGCCAACCAGTAGTTTCACTTCTTGTGCCACTTTCTGATACCCACTGTGCTGAAAACTGTCCATCCCTTTTAGGAACTTGTATGCTTCTTGCACCAGTAGAACGAACTCTAGCAATACTTCTGATAGGTGAGATTTCAGTAATTGTTTTTAACAATTCTCTCACATACTCAGGTGGTGCTAAATATCCGCCAGTTGAGTCATTACTGACTGTTAATGCTTTCTTCTCTACTGGGTCAAGACCTTCCAGTCCTTTTCTACAGTAAGTGTCAAATGCACCCATATATTCATCTACTTGCTTAGATTCAAAACCTGAGTTTGGTCGTGTTACGATTGTCTCTAGTTTCTCAATTTGGCTTTTGATGTTATCAGCGTTAAGTTCAGCAGTTGTTAGTTTTTGATTGATTTCTTCATAAGAATCCATCTTAGCTTCCATCTTAGCTAATTTCTCATCCACTAATGCTGTACTTTCGCCTTTTTCAATCTGCTCTAGTCTTTGGTCATTTACTTTTTTAAATTCTTCAAAAGTTTGACCTAAGTCTGTTATAGCATTTTTTATATCTTCCGACATAATAATCTCCTATTAAGATTTTAAGGTTAAAGTTAAGTTCTTTATGGCATCTACCAATTCAACATTAGAGTCAACATCTCGCTGACCGAATGCATCAGTGACAGCTTTTGCTGCCATCTTTGCTTCTGAACGAGAAAGACTGAAAGCATCACGCATTCCGTTTTCCCACTCTCTAATAGAAATCTCTTCACCTTTCACTGAACGAACAGTTGCCTGAGGGTTCATGGGAAAGGTTACTAACGAAACTTCCATCAAATCTACTTCTTTAATAATACGCTTGTTACCACGCTTATCATAAGAAACTTCTTTAGGGTTTACTCTAAAGCCTATTGATAGACCATCTAAAGCACCCATTTTTAATAATTCATACGCTTCTGCACCTGCCTGTGTTTTTAAAGCAAGTCTGCCTTTTACAACAAGTCCATGATCGTCTTCTCTTATTTCGTCAAACACACCTATAGGCATATCAGACTTGTGCTGATATAAGAGTTTTACATTTTGTGGTTTTCTTCTTTTGAGAGACTTAGTAAATGCACCTGATTCAATGACATCATTTCCTAAATCTTTATTTCCAAAGACAGAACCATATCCCTCAAATGTTCCATAGTTCTTATCTTCATCTTCATCATCATATGCT